CTAGGTATGGTTATGTTATACAGAGAGGAGAAAATGATTCTCTATAATGGTAAGATAGAATTACGGGAATCAGTGTCAAGAGGGTTAGAAGCTGATGATTTTTTTGAACGAAACTATAGAAGACCAACTGGTAATTCAGTAAATTTAGCTAATTCAATAAGCTTCGGTTAATTTTTTAGTTAATTACTTGTTTAATTGCTGAGTTATATATAACTTTGCATACAATTTAAGTTGAAGAAATATATGAGTGACAGAATAAATTTACCCCAATAGGCTCTATCCTTTACTCGTAAGAATAAAGTATGGAGGAAAAAGCATCTGGATTGGGCAGACTCTAGGACCTTCTTCAACCACTCTTTAGTCAGAAAGAGCATTATCCATAAGAAGATAAACTATGACCTTCTTTAGGGAAAACTTCATATGGAAGACCTTGCAATGGTTATAAATCCTGATAATATATAGGCAGGGTTTATTCCTGACAGAATCCAACATTATCCTATAATGAACTCTAAACTGTCAGTACTTCGAGGTGAGGAATCTAAAAGAGTGTTTGACTATAGGGTTGTGATTACTAATCCTAATGCTATTTCAGAAAAGGAGAATACTAGGAAGGAGGAGCTAAATGCAAGGCTTCAATAGGCTATTGCTGACAAGTCTCAGTCTGAAGATGAGTTTAATCAGGAGCTTGAGAAGATAAATGACTACTTTACATTTGAATGGCAAGATTCCAGAGAAATAAGAGCCAATGCACTTCTCTCTCACTATACCAAAGAATACAATATCCCCTTCCTATTTAATATGGGATTTATGGATGGTATGACAGTGGGCGAAGAAATCTATCAATGTGATATTGTAGGAGGTGAGCCTACTATTGAAAAGATAAATCCCCTCAAGATTAGGGTATTCAAGTCTGGTTACAGCAACAGGATTGAAGATGCTGGTATGATAGTCATTGAAGACTATTGGAGTCCTAGCAGAGTCATTGACACTTTCTATGATTCACTATCTAGAAAAGATATTGAATACATTGAAAAATCCCAGGGCAATGTTTCAGGGGGTGCCACAGACTCTATGGATAATATTGATGAAAGACAAGGTTTTGTAAATCGAGTCTTTGTTGGAGAAGAAGCTACTATGCAAGATGGGTTTTTCTGGGACCCAATAGGTAATGCAGATAGTATCAATAGCAACTTGGCTCCATTTGACGCTCTTGGCAATATAAGGGTTATTAGAGTATATTGGAAGTCGTTAAGGAAGATTAAGAAGGTTAAGTCATATGACCCAATGACAGGCGAGGAGCTTTTCAACTTCTATCCTGAAACTTATATTCTCAAAAAGGATTAGGGAGAAGAGGAAGAAATCTTCTGGATTAATGAAGCTTGGGAGGGTACAAAGATAGGCTCAGACATCTATGTTAATATGAGACCTAGAGTTATTTAGTATAATAGGCTCTCCAACCCGTCAAGGTGTCACTTTGGTATTATTGGCTCTATCTACAATATCAATGATAGCAGACCTTTCTCTTTGGTAGATATGATGAAACCTTACAACTACCTTTACGATGTAATCCATGACAGACTTAACAAGCTTATTGCTAAAAACTGGGGCAAGATAATTACTTTGGATTTAGCTAAAGTTCCAGAAAAATGGGATGTAGAAAAGTGGCTATACTTTGCTAAGACTAATAACATTGCGGTAGTGGATAGCTTCAAAGAGGGAAACAAAGGGGCTGCTACAGGAAAACTTGCTGGAGGTCTTAACAATGCTAGTAGTGGAGTCATTGACGCAGAGCTTGGAAATACTATACAGCAGTACACAAATCTACTTGAATTTATCAAGATGGAGATGTCTGAAGTTGCTGGTATTACTAAACAAAGAGAAGGTCAGGTTGCCAATAGAGAAACAGTAGGTGGTGTTGAGAGAGCTACACTTCAATCTTCCCATATTACTGAGTATCTCTTCCTAATACATGACGACGTCAAGAAGAGAACACTTGAGGCATTTTTAGAGACAGCAAAGATTGCACTCAAGGGTAGGTCAAAGAAGTTCCAATATCTATTGTCCGATGGTTCTATCCAGATAATGAATATTGATGGAGATGAGTTTGCTGAGGCTGACTATGGTCTAGTAGTTGACAATAGCAATGGTCTGCAGGAACTCCAACAAAAAATGGATATGCTTGCCCAGGCTGCTCTGTAGAACCAAATTCTCAACTTCTCGACTATTATGAAACTATACAACAGTTCTTCACTTGCTGAAAAGCAAAGACTAGTTGAGAAGAATGAGGTAGAGTTAATGGAAAGACAGCAGCAGATGCAGCAGCAACAAATGGAAGCTCAGCAACAACAGGCTCAGATGCAAGCCCAGTTACAGTAGGCTAAGATGGAGCAAGAGTATAAAATGAACTCTGAGAATAACGAAACTAAGATTATTGTAGCTGAAATCAACTCACAAGCTGAGGCTGACAGACTAGCTATGATGAATCAGGATGATGGTATTGAAGAGCCAGAATTTACTGAAGAGGCTAGAGCCAATCTATTAGAGAAAATGAGACAGTTCGATGAAAGACTCAAGCTAGATAGAGAAAGACTAGCATTTGACAAGAGCAAGGCTAAAACTGATGCTGAGCTTAAAAGAAAACAGTTGAATAAACCAACAGCTAGTGCTAAAAAATGAGAAAATTTAGAGCAATAATACAAGCTGAAGAAGAACCTGAAGACATACATGTTATATGGCATCATAAAGGAAAATTACTTTATTATGAAAATGGAGGTTGGATAACATTTGATAAAGTATCTCCTGAAGATGTTAAAATAAAAATAGATACATTGCCTGGTATATCCAACCTTAAAGAAGTGTTGGATTACCTGGCTATTCAGGCTCATAATTATAGAATAGTAAAAAATAAAGGAGACCTCTATTTGCTTAAACCAGGTACATTTAATGAAGGTACTCACTGTTATGTTATAGATGAAGATACAGAGTATATATTCTCAGTAGAAAATAACACATGGGTAAAGAAGACTGATTTCAAAGGAAGACCATTTAAAATATTTGCAAGTAGTGTACAAGTAACATCTATAAATTATAGAACAAAAATTATAACATTTAGTGAGGATATTGATAAAGAAATATTTGTTATAGCTATTGATAATAATGCAAAGAGTGTAGATGATTTAGGTTTATGTACAGTAGTAAAACGAGATAATACTTATACTATTATAAGACATAATAAAGAATTACCTACTAAAGGTCAGTATGTATATATAGTAGGAGTAGTTGATGATTTTATTGATATTCCTATTATACAGGAATCAGATAGTGTAAAGAATAGCTACAACATTACATTCTATACTAATACTATAGTCAGAAGTAGTGATACAGAAATATAGGATTGGGAATGTTCAATATTTGTTAATTCTTATGATATTTACAATTACATAACAGTTAATGATTCAAGAATAACCAATCTTGAACTATGGAAGACTGATATAGATAGTGACCAAAGGACTCAGAACGCATTAATTGAAGTTAATAAAACACATATTGAAGATGTAGATAGAAAAATTGATGCTAAAGTAATAGAAGCTGGAGGTGTACCTTTTGATTTAAAACCTACTAAAGATAGTCAAAATGCTGTGTTTAGTGGAGGAGTTCATAAATATATAGAGGATAAGTTTGTTGTAATGACAGAAGATGAATATAATAAACTTGTTTTAAAGAATCCAGAAACCTTTTATTTCATATTAGAGTAATGCTTTTATTTGATTTCAAAAACATAGAATCCTTATATCTTGGTAAACAAGTTATACAAGAAATAAGAAAAGGTACTACTATAATATGGGAAGCTATTAAAGGATGTTTTGGTAGTGGCTTTTGGAAAAATAATAAAGGGTGGATTAATAAGGAAGGATGGAGAAATATTAAATAAATATTTATGGCAAATAAAATTTATGATAAAGAGATAAATAAGTACACTGATTGGGGAGGTGATAGTAGTACAGAAAACCTCCCTGTCAGTGGTGCTAGAGTTCAAGAGTTTATAAAGAAGACTCTTGAAGGCAAAATGGGGATATTTCATTATGATGAAACTAATAATAGATATCTTGTATTTGCTGATAGTGATACTAGAGATCAATACTTGGAAGACCCCACTAAGAATGAATTAATATTAGGTACTTTTGATGCTCCTTTTAATTATGAAGCTGAGATAAATTTAATATCTGAACCTTATAAAGCAGTACAATTAGGTTCTACTGGTAATTATGTAGAATTTACTTTTGATACTAAGAATAAACAAGGTGCTTCTGTAGGTGGATTAGCAATAGTAACTTACACTATAATAAGAAATTCTACTAAGAAAGTTATAACTGAAACTCATAATAGTAAAACTACCGTAAAGTTTAACTTAGATGAGTATTTAGGAGAAGGCACAAACACTGTAATTATAGGTATTACTGATAAGAATACTTTAGCAGCTACTACAGTATCTGTGACATATCAAGTAGTTAATCTTACTATTAAAGATGAATTTAATATATCAAAAGTATATGATTTATCTACCAATACTTCTGTAAATATGGAAGTATTATTTAAAGTATCTGGACCTGGAACTAAAAGGGTAGAATGGTATATTGATGGAGAACTACTTGACTTTGTAAAAGAAGAGGATGAAGTAGTAGATACTGAAGTATCAAGAACAAAATATATACCTCTTTCTAATTTACAACAAGGTAAACATTCATTACAACTTAGAGCATATTCTGTTGTAAATGGAGAAAATTTCTATACAAATACTTTATATAGAGATTTTATTGTATATACAGGTGCTTCTACAAATACTATTATAGGAGTAGCTATTGAAATACCCTCAAAGAATGGTATAATAGGTCCTTCAGATAATGTAGCAATCTATAATATGGAGCAATATGTTCCTTATAGTTTAAGACTTGCTA